CGAAACGGTTCATAGCTGCCGAACCTAGCGGGAATATCTTTCTCCAGCTGGGCTTTGGCGCTGAGATCCGCCGTTGCCTCCATCGCGTTGGTATCAATCTGGACGATCAATCGATCAACCAGACGCTAGCGAAGCATGCGTTAGATCTGGGTCTCGCGACCGTAGATTTGAAGCAGGCCTCGGATACCATTTGCAGGGAGCTAGTGTGGCTACTGCTCCCCTTCCGCTGGGCGTGCGTTCTCGACGACCTGCGGAGCCACGAACTTGAGTTCGAAGGCCGTTGGCACGTGCTCAGTAAGTTTTCGAGCATGGGCAACGGATTCACTTTCGAACTTGAAACCCTCATCTTCTGGAGCCTTACAGAGGCTCTTCGAGATGTTAAAGGGTTGCGTGGCAGAGTGAGCGTTTACGGCGATGACATCATCTGCCCTTCCCAGATGTTCCTCGAACTTAAGGAGCTTCTGGCGTGGGTCGGCTTCGAGACGAACGTCAAGAAGTCGCACACCGAGGGTGTCTTCCGAGAATCTTGCGGAAAACACTTTTTCGGAGGCAAAGATGTCACCCCTATCTACCAGAAAGATTTCCCAGCGGGCCAAGAAAGGTACCGTATGGTTAATCGTCTGTTTTACCATGCTATTGACAGAGGCTTTTCCGGAGGCAGCACGCTACTTGCTGATCGCAAGCTGCGCTTTGTCACCAAATTGCCCCATCTCTTGCATGGCCGGCGTAAATACTGCCGGATCCCAATCCAACGGGATGTAGATAGGCGCTCGCTCGATGGTGGATATGTCGTGGCTTACAGCCCGGCTATCTTCCAGTGCCGAGATGGTGTCTTTGTCTCTCGTTCTTGGAGGTTCGTACCCCTTGAACTAGAGGCTAATCAAGACGCCATCTATGCTGCGCGGCATCGTAAGACTGCGCACTCAGGACATGAACCGGATGTCGTTCTTCCCCTCATAGGGAGAGGTCGACTTTTTCTCCGGAACTACCTCATGTTCTGGGCACAAAAGCAACAGCTTCGGATCGATAAACAGCCGCTTCCCTTCGCAGGGACGGTGACTCGTCGATCCGAGGGCCGGTGGCGTTTAGTTCAAACGTCCTGGCCCGAAGCGTGTGACTTGCGGTGGATATAGCTGTAAAAGGCTAGACACATCGTTGG